TTATCCCTCCTGTTGAAGAATATTCTAATCCTTTGCTTCGTATTTTTGGTATTATATTTGGAATCCTTGCTATTGGTTTTACTGCTGTTAAAGCATTCAATTATTTCTCGCCTGAAATTGTTCAAAAGAAAGAAGAAATATTGAATTCTAAGATAGTGGATCAAGCCTCCTCCTTTGCTAGTGCTCGTGTTGCTCAATTACAAGAAATTGTAGATGATGCAAAAGAAAAAATGGCTGTATGGACTTCAGAACATATGCCACTTGCTTCACATTCTCAATCTGAAACTAAATCAGGAAAGACTCTACATCCTGAAAAGAAACAAGTAACTTATACTAAACCTGTTACTGCTTTTCCAAAAGCCCAATCGAAAAAGTTACCTCAAGATCTCATTCCTATTATTGTAAATAATCGTGCTGTTGTTCGAATTTTATCAAAGAATTTTGTTGCTTATGAACAACAAGGTCATTTCATAGTAGATAGATTTTTGCTTTGTTGCAAACACTTTTCTGATTTACTTGATGACCCTGAAACCTTGTGCTTAGAAATCGAAACTGTCTTTGGTAAATTTAAATTTCCTCCTTCTGACCTTATTGCCTATCCTTGTCTGAATCAAGATAGTTGTATTATAGAATTTCCTAACATTATTCCACAATTTCGAAACATTCTTAAATTTTTTGTCCTTGCCCGCGACGTGAAAGACGCCGAAACTGCCCCAGTCTCACTATTGCTAAATGGTGTAATCCCGATAGCTTTATCGGGAGCGCACGTCGAATGGCTGAAAGATCAAGCTTATTGGCTTGATGATCAAGAAACAATTATGGCTACGAATGTGAATGTTATGCGTGCCTCTGGAACCGAAATTAAAACTGCTGCTGGCTTTTGTGGATCTATATATATATCTGACCAAACTAAAACACAAAGCCGTGTAATACTAGGAATCCATTACGCTGGTGAAGGTCACGTTGCATATTGTCAAATAATTACTCAAGAATATCTCCAAGAAGTTATTGACACTGCTCGTGCTGACACTAATCGTATACCACATGTACAAACAAAAAAGAAAGCTCTTACTCCTCCTGAAGGGTTGAATATTGTACGTACTCGTGAACCTTATGAAACTGTACGACAACCCACTAAATCTCAAATTATTCCATCCCTCCTTCACGGAAAAGTCATTGAACCTCAACGTGCTATTGCTCTACTGGCTCCAAATGAAGACTTTTCCCCTGCCTCCATTGCTCTTAAGAAAGCTGTGAAACCTGATTTTAAGATGTTACCATTTGATAAGGCTCTCTATTATGAATGTTGTTATAAACAATTACGCCGCCTACCTTATCATCCTTATCCTGTCCTACCACTAGCTGAAGCTTTAAATATCCCTGATGGATATCATCATGTTCAACCTGTCTGGGTTGATACATCAGCTGGCCTTGGTGAACATAATTGGTCATTACACCATAAAAATGGAAAACATGACTTTATTATTATCACCACTACTGGCAAAAGATGTCCAACTCCTCTTCTTGAAGATGCTGTCGATGATCTTATCGAAAAAGCATTAAATGGTACTTTAATTCTCTATGTTCAAGATTGTTTAAAAGATGAACTTCGTGCTCTTGCGAAAGTACTTGCTGGAAAAACTCGTTTATTCTCCGCTCTTCCTGTAGAATGGCTTGCTCTTTTCCGTATGTTATTTATGGATTTAATTGAAAGAACTATCGAAAAACATAATGAATTACCTTGTAAACTTGGAATTAACCCTCATTCTGCCGAATGGAAAGCTATGTGTGATTTTGTGTTTGAAACTGATTATCGTAAAACTCATGTATGGGCTGGTGACATCGGATCACAAGATGCCTCCACCTCATCAGATCAAGACCAATGTCTTGACAAAGCTATTCTTAAACGGTATGAAGAACAATATACAAAAGATCAAAAAAATGCTTCTACCTATTTTCTAACTCAAAAACATGCTGAAATCTCCTTTGCTCAAATTCAAACTATGCGTGCTAACTTACTTAAAGCTATGAACTATGATCGAATCCATGTGTTTATGAATATTGAATATAAGCCTGGTCATGGTAATGTTTCTGGAAATTTTCTAACTACTTTTAAAAATTCAAATCATACTGAAGCATCTGTAACCTGCTCTGCTTTTTGGTATGCTAATGAAGTTTTAAATTCATTCTTGTCTCTCTCGCAAATCTATGAAATAATTCGAGTTGCTGTATTTGGTGATGACTCTGTTGGAACCCATGATGAACAACTTGACGGTTTTGGTATGGGAACACTTACCCATTACTTTGGGAAGCGTATTGGTTACGAATATACTGATTTTGAAAAAGGTGAAATTGTCCCTGATCCTGATACCTTTATTGCTACTACTACTCCTCATGTGTATAAATATAATGCTGTTAGATTTCTAAAACGCCAACCTAGACTTACTCCTACTGGTTGGTACGCTCCTATGGATATTCCACTTATTTTAGATATCACTAATTGGCAAACTGTAAAATTAGACTTTTATTCTGGTACTCTTACTGCCGCTGAAGCTGCTATAATGGAACTTTATCATCATGGCCGCCCTATTTTTGAACAATATAAAACTCGTATTAATGACGC